TCAATGCCATCCGCGGACGGCGAAACGGGGATGTGGTACACGACATTGCGGCCCACGGCGCCTGTGCTGCAATACACTACTGACAGCATTGCAGGGCTGTGGTACCGATAGAGGTAGTTGGTGTTTTCAAGCGCAAGTTGCAAAGGCTGCTTGGCAAGAGGCGCGAGCAGCAGTTGCGACTGTTTGACGATGTTGAGACTTGACGGTGTCGTAAATGCCACGGCCTCAGCTCCACGTGCCGCCGTCGCCGACGTGCGCAAATTGGGACTGGAAGGTTACCGACAACCCGCCAGCAAGCAAGGGCAGCGTCACGTGCGAGTCGCCTGCAACGACAGTGTGGCCGCCGCTGTGGTTGTCCACCGTCAGCACGCAGAACCCGCCAAGCTTTGTTTCGGCGGTAACGCGGTGGGTCTGGTTGACCGCTTCGACCTGCCCAGGCCTGTAGTGTTGGATGTAGTAGTTGCCGCCGGTCGCCTGCCTGCATGCGGCAAAATGCGGGTAGTATTCGATCGGCACAGAAATCGACGTGGCATTGGCGGGGTTTGTCACCGCCGAGACCACGGGCGACGGCGACAAAGCGCGCGTGGATTGCTGGCCGTCAAAGATGATCGTCAGCCGTACTTGCAGCCGCACGAGGTCGAGCGTGCGCCCGACGACACGCCCCAAACCCGAGTAGCCGATTTGTCCTGGGTTGCTCGACCACGTCCACAGCGACGGATGCGTCAACCCGTCGAGCTTGACGACGTCGCCGACATCGGCACCGAACCACGGCGGCACGACAAACACAGCGGCTTGCGCGGTCTGGTCGTAGGCAAACCACCCCGCCGACATCACCGTCGCCTGTTGCACATACTTGGCGCGGTTCGTGGTCTGGATTGTAAACTCGGCCATGCGCAGGCCTTGCGCCTCGATCGTCGGCAGGTCGGACGCATAGATCGTGTCCTCGGTGTCGGTGTCTCCGTGCGGCAGGATGACCTTGATCGCGTTGGGTGCGTCGAGCCGCTGCACCGATTGCACGGGGTCGCCTTCGTGTGCGAGCAAATCCGCGTCGGTCAAATTAAACGGCTGCGCTGCCGACGGACTGTCGGTCGATATGACAGTCAGTTTGATCTGCGGGCTTGTCGCTGCCGTGATGTCTCGATCGAACTTGGACACAACCGCCAAACGGTTGAACCCGAGTATGCCACCGTACATATCGGCAAAGGCCTTTTCTGCAGGCTGTGCCGTGCCTTGTTCGGTGGTGTCGTTGAGTGCGCCATGTGCAAACGACACAAGATTGATGCGTGTTTCTGGGATCCCGTATCCTGCGCCACGTCGCAGGTTGTCGTACGTGCCACGCAATGCCGCGGTGCCGGAGCTTTCCAGCGTCTCAAGCATGATCTGGCTGTAGTATGCCTGCGACGATGTGGCGATTTCAGCAGTTGCCCCCACGATCTCTTTTCCCGAAGTCGGATTTGCCGCAAACCACAGATACATGCGACCGTTCGACAAGGTGCCGTTGATGTAGGAATGTTCTACACCGTCGATTGTTACGTTGCCTTCTGGTTCGATTGCCGCAAGTTTGGGGTCGTCGAGACGTATTGCCAACGTGTATACACCGGGATTTCCTGAACCTTGAACAAACCACGGCGTGCCGTACACGTACATGAGCGGCAACAGAGTGTGGTCTAGGTGCAGGCCTTGACCCGCCGCTTTGTATGACCCCCCTGCAAACTCAAGATTGACGGCAAACGATACCGTTTGTGCCTGCTTGCGGAAGTCGATTACAAACTCATGCGATAAAGGGGCAAACTGAATGGCATCTTGCTTGCGCCAAAACCCGCCCCAGATATGCACGTTTGCGCCAGAAGCGATGGCGGTCGCATTGAACTGCGTTTCAAACAGCGCCCGCGCCTCGGCTGTTGAGATGGTGTCGCCTGTGACGTAGCCTGAACCTGCAAACGGCGAAAAGGTAAAGCCAAACGACCATTGCATGTTGCCGTTATTGTTGTACCCAGCGGCAGCAATATTGCACACAAGCCCCAAATCGACGACAGCCAAACCACCTATGGACTCCACAACGCCGGTAATGGCGGGAGCAAGCGCGGCGTCGAGTACGCGATCCAAGGCCTCGGCCTCGAACGCAAAGCCGTTTTGCGTGCGCGCAGGCCCGCCTGTGATGCGGCCGCGCCACACCTCGCGCGCGTCGTCCAACAGGTCATTGCCTGGCACGTAACCGTTGGGGGCGACGGGTACCGCGTACAGCGTCACAGCGCGCCCTCGCCAATACCTCGGACGGTCGGACACAACCTGCGAGGACGTGCCCAAACCGTGGGCATACGCGATGCCGTTGACGCCGCGGGCCGAAAGGTTGAGCACGCCCGCGCCTGTACCGGAAAGCGTGACGTGCTCAAGCCCAATCCACGCGTCCGACGTGAACCCCGACGAGCTGTCGACGGACAGACTTGTCGCCGTTGCCGATGCGTTTGCCGTCAGCACCGTTTGCGCCGACGGCTTACGCAGCCAATCCCGCGTTGTCGCGGTGTCGAGGAGCTCGAACGAAAGCGGCGGCGTCGACGGTGTGCCGCGCAACCGGTCGATCTGCTCAATACCGACGGGACCAGAACGGTCGACGGACAACGCCGCAACCTCGACGGTGTACCCTGTCGGCAACGACTTTCCCGTCGCAACCTCTGACCACACGACAGGGATGCCTTCGACCAGCAGAAAGTAGCCTGGCGAAAAGCCGTACCGCGTTGCGTCCCACACACTCATCGCGGCACCCCCACCAAGAACTCGGAACTATACCACCCCTCGGACTGTTGGGCGACCGGCGTCGAGCCGATGACAAAGCCGTCGACGTAGCCTGCGGGATTTGTCGCGCTGTAAGCGTTGAGCGCCGCGCCGCTGTTGGCCTGGTATACGCGGATGCGTCCCGACTGCACCCACCCTTGGCCGTAAATCAACGAATTGATTTGATCCAAATGCACCGTGATCCTGTGGATTTGGTGATTGCCCCACACTACGGCCGCGGTCCTGCCGTGACGGTACCGCGCGAGCTCGATTTGCGTCCAATCCTCGGCAGGCTCCACCGTCGCCCCGATGAGCTCGCAACGGCCTGTCGGCGGCTCTGCACCAGTCCACGACGTGCCCGTGCCACCGTAAGACGTGAAACCGACAAACAGCGAGGTTTGCGCGGACAAAGCGGGATCCCAAGCATACAGACCGAGCGCCGTTTCCAGCGTTACGCGCCGTGTCGCGGGGTTGTAATAGAAGTTCCACGGCGCACCTGCAGGTTCGGCCGTGTTCATCGCAGCTTGCCACGACGCCAACAAATCCGTAAACCGCTGTGGCGTCGACGGTCGGACATAGGTGCCCGTCAGCGTCGCAAACGTCTGCACGGTGTCGATCGGGCACGTAGCACCGCTGCCACCCTCGGAGTACGCGTAGGCCTCGATGTATGCGCCTGCCATGCCTACGGCCTCCTGCGGCTTGCTTCAAGGCTAAACCGATACGTCGTGTCCTCGCGCGTCCTGCGCACTTCACCGAGCGACACGTCGGCCCACGAACCTGACCATGTGATATACACCCACGCCACTCGCGGCGATGTTGCGGCGGCAAGCACCGACGACAACCGCGCAGCGTCGATTGCTTTGCCGATGCCTTCGATATCGAACCCAAGGTTGGCAAGACCAATCGACCCAGGACGAACCGAGCCGTTGCCCGATGCGTCGCCTTCGGCAAGGTTGCCCAAATCATACCGAACAGACAACGGCGGCTCAGGCGCCCACGTGCCCAAGGCCGCCGTCGTGCCTGTCGCCGTGTTGACGTATGCGCCCGCGACAAATCCAAGCGCCGCAGATGCGCCGCTGTTCAGCATAAAGCCCGTGTTGTATCGCAGCACAAGCAAAGCGCCCGCCGTCGAGTCTTGCCGTTGCCACGTCCACGACCAGCCCGACCCCCACGGCCGCGAGCTCGTATCGTTCAGCCACTGCACAAGCGCCGCGACAGACTCAAACGCCGATGTGGCCGTGTTGGTGTAGGTGTCGACGCCTGCGCCAACTGTGACAGTCAGCGACCACGACCACCCCGAGCTTGTGCGCAGCGACAGCATCAGACCCCCATCGCCATGCGCGGCGACCACCCGCCCGCGCTTGCCGCCTTCTGTGCCTTTGCCACGCTCTTGCCGATTTCGTACGGGGTTCCGAGCGGGGCGTTGAAGTTGATTACAGTCGTTGCGCCGCCACCGCCTCCGCCGCCACCGCCGCCGCCGCCGCCCATGCTCGGCGTTGCAGCGAAGCCGCCTGCCGACCCTGCAGACGGTGCCGACGCGCCGCCGCCGATAACACCGCCCGCGGCCGCAGCATACAACGCCGCCGCACCTGTTGCAGCGATGCCTTGTGGGATCTGACCGGTCGCAAAGTAGATCGCTGCTTGGGCCGCAGACGTTAGTGCCAAGATAGCTGCTTTCTCTTTCTCGCCTTCAACCACGGCAGACGCAACGGCGCCAACGGATCCGACAATCGCTTCGGCTCCGACGCCTTCGCCTTTCCACTGTGCCGCGAGCTTTTGGCTTTGCGATACAACCTCGCCGAGCGCGCGCCCGATGCCGTTCTCGCCCGACAATGCAGCGACTGCAGGTCCGACCAAATTGTTGACGGACTCCCACGTGGCCCGCTGGGTATCGGCAAGTTCTCGGTTCTTTTGCTTCAACTTTTCGATGCGGTCTTGTTCGGCTTTGGCAACCGATTGTGCCTGGGCCTCTCGTTCTTTTGCGATGCGGTCGTTTTCATCGGCAAGCGCCTTCTGCACCGTCGCGACTTCGTTAGCCGTCTGGAGCTCCAGCGCCGCAAGCTTCTTGACCCGCGCAACCTCGGTAAGTTCGGACGTCTGCGACAACACCTCGCGCTCGTTGGCAGCCTTGCGGCGGATTTCTGCGATCGCCAGCTCGGCACGCTCGACACCCTTTGCCGCTGCAATCTTTGCAGCCGCGAGCTCCTGCTCTGCTTGTTCTTCGCCCTTTAGGAACTTCTCAACGGTCTCCAACGTTTCTTTGCGGCGGTCCTCTTCGGCCTTCTTCTCTTCTTCGCGGCGCCTGCGGGTCTCTGCCGCGGCCTTGTCGGCGGCTGCCCGTTGCTTTGCAAGGCGAGCTTCGCGCAGGGCTTGGCCTGCCGCAGCGTCTGCCCGATCTTCCGACTCCAGTGCAATGCGCTGCTTGATCAAATCCTGTCGGCGTTTCTCGGTGTCGAGCTCGCGTTGACCTGTGTTGACCCGCGCTGTGGCGAGGTCCGCAAGTTGGCTTTCCACCTTTGCCAAATCCTCGCCGCGCAATCTTGACCTGGCGTTGAGCCTTTCTCGCTGGTCTTGGATAGCGTTGATCTGCGCTTCCCGCTCCAAACGCTGGGTGCTGAAACGCACGGAAACGGCTTCGGCAGCGGCCAGTCGGTCGGCACGTTGCTTTGCCTGTTCCAACTGCTGCGCGCCGATTTCGAGATTGCGGCGAAGTTGCGTCTCTTCTCGCTGCAGCGTTGCAAGCTGTTCTTCCTCTTCGTCCTTGATCGCTTCCTGTTGCTTGATTTGGTTATCTAGGATCTTTTGCGCAGCCTTCTGGTTTTCGGCGATCTGCTCGTCGACTGTCAGTTTCTTGCTTACGACACCCAGAATGTCCGCGTTGACGCCAAGGATTTTGGCCGTTGCCTCTTGGCTTTCTTTGGCGTTCTCAAGTTCTTTGATGCGCGCGTCGATAATCGCCTCGCGCGCCTTCTTCGCTTCGCTGTAGAAATACGCAGCCGCGGCACCAGCAGCGGCCAACGCAATGCCGACGGGACCAAACGCGGGCCCAAACCCTTTGATCGTGGCTTCGATGCCGCCCGCCACATCCAGCAAACCTCGCATCTGGTCGCCGAGCAAATCGCCCGCGATGTCTTTGACGCCGCGCAAGCCCTGCTCGATGTCTCCCGATTTCTCGGCCACATCTTTGGCGGATACGGCCAGACCGCGAAACGAGCCCTTGACGTCCTCGACGACTTTGGTGGCGTTGTCCTGCCCGCGTAAGGAGATGACCTGTTCGATGCGACCCGCAGCCACGCTCACCCCCTGCCGTGTTCGCGCAACATCACGACACCATGCACGGCCCAGGCTGCGTACCTGTCAGGCCAACCTGCGAGCGGTGCAACCTCGGACAGTCTAGCAAGGTTACGCAAGCTTTGCACCTGCGGACTTTCCCACAGGCACAGCGGGCAGTGCGACCACGCCAATTCCGGGACGTCGGTATCGGGCATGCCGTGCGGTTTGCCCGTGCATCCCAACACGCTGCGGATGATGCCTGCGCGGCCCTGCAACCGCAGGAGTTTTGGCAATGCTGAGATGATGGTTTGAGGCTGGCCGCCGTGGCTTACTTGCCGTCCGTCGGCCCCTGCAAGTTTCCCGCTGTGGCAGCCCAGATCGCGCGGTAGAGTGGGAGCACGTACAACACCGACGGGCAGCCGAGGAATGCGTCCTTGCCTGCGGGACAATCGACGAGCCCGCGCGCGAGCGTCTGGCGGATGTTTTCGGTGGTGTCGTCCACGGCGTAGATTGCCTGGCACTCGAAGTAATCAAGGCTCTGGATCGTCCAATCGCCCGCAACGGACGGGACGAACTCGCCTTCGACAAAGGCAACGCGAAAGGGTTGGTGCGCAAGAATAGACTGCATGGGTGGTGCTCCATGTGTGGGGGCGTGGTGCTACTGTTCGCGGGGCGGGCGGCTGCACCACGAGCCGCCCGCCCCTACCTGTCGAGACTATCCCACGCCCATGCGGAAGATCGAGTCCAGCGGGCTGTCGGTGGTGGTCTCGGTGTGGATGGCGGTGTCGCCGGTGTAGTTGGTCGCCTCGACGTCGAGCTTGTATGCGAGGAACTCGCCGCGCTTCTCGGTCGCAACCGCGGTGAAGTATGCGGCCGGGATCAGGAACGCCCACGCGCGGCCGACCTTGCTGCCGACGTAGCACCCGATGGAGGTGGTAACGCCGCGTTCAAAGAACGACTGCCACTGATGGCTGCCCACGTTGCCCGCGTTTCCGGCGCTGTCATACACGGTGTCAGCGGTGTCGTGCAGCACCTGCACGGATGCACGGATCCGCGGGTTGCGGTAGGCAACGGCCGAGATGCCCTGCGACGCAGCGTGGCACACGATGTCGACAACCTCGATCGCGTAGTCCAGCGTGCAAGACTCCATGCCGCACTTCTGCGACCCAGCCAGCGACGCGTAGCCGTTGACGCTGCCGACGATTTGCGGCACGCGGTCGAAAGCGGCAGGGACAACCAAACCGCCCGCGGTCTTGTCCATCGCAAAATCGTAGAATTTGCCGTTGATGGTGACCGTCGGCACCTCGCCGCTGTTCCAAGTGACTTGGAAGCCCTCGACCACAAAGTCCTGCATAATGTACGCCAGAGTCGCGTCTTGACCCGTGAATTTGATCGTCATCGGGATCTGGCTGTAAGCCGCGGCCGACAGCCAACCCGTGGCGGTGCCGTAGTTGTCGGCGGTGTTGCTGTTGACTGCGTTCTTCGACGCCTCGAACAGCGTGACCACGTTGCCCGCGGCCGACTTTGCAAAGCCAAGCTGCAGGGTGGTCGATGTCGGCGACTCGGCCGTCAGCACAAGATCGCCCGCATCGACGTCCGCAAACGCACCAGGCGCATCGTAGGTGATCGCGGTCGTCGTCGCCGACGCCACGCCCGAGGCTTGGTACGTGCTGTTGTTCATGTGCGCCCCGTTCCAAAAGTTGGCGGCGTTGGCAACCGCGGCAACGTTGCTGCCGAGCGCGTTGGCAACAAGGCACATCCAAGGAGGGATCACGCCTGCGCTGCCAGGGTTCTCAAGCGTCGGATCGTATCCGGACTTCAACCCCTCCAGCGGGATCTTGAAACCGAACGTGCCGCTGCGGCGACCGATGACGCGCTCGGGAGCGGCGCCGATCTGGCCGGTCAGCAAGGCGAGCTCGGTGACCGCGGTGTCGAACGAGAACGACGGCGCCTCGCACTTGACCGTGCGATAGTCCGCGCCCGTCATATTCGGGTTGCCGAAGCCCGAGATCTGCGGCGCAAGCGAAACACTGTAATCATTCCACGTAGCCACAGTTCACCCCCTCGTCCAATGCACCGTTGCGGTGCGTTCGCAAATCAATGCCCCATCGCCGTCTGGCGAGATGTCGCCCTCTGCAAGCTCGACCCGCAGCGCGTTGCCCTGCGCGGACCACGCATAGATTGCCGCGGCGATTGTCTCGCTGTCGAGCAACGCGCGTTCGTACGCTGTGCGCTGGCCTTCTTCGGCCTGCCCGATTGCGTAGATCACCGACAACGAAACGGTGGTGCCCCAGTCCGTACAGGTCGAGCCGGGCAACAGACGGATCGGTGGCGACGCGGTGACAAGGACCGCGCGCGTGCTGCGACGAACAGGCGCACCGAGGGTAAATGTTCTGAAAGTGTCATCCTCGGACACAGGGTCCGACGGCGACGCGGCCTCGATGGCTGCGCGCAGGCTGTCGAGCAAATCGACGATTGACACCATCACCGCACCGCCTGCAGCGTGTAGATTGCGCCAGCGTTCGGGGTGCTGTCGTCGACGGTGCCGGTTGCGTTGCTGTCGTAAGCCGCAGCCGTCAGCGCCTGCGCCATCGCATCGTCGAACGCAAAGCGCAGTTCGCGCATTGCTGCGATTGCGTCTCCGCCTGGGTAGACGCCTTCTTCGGCAAGCGCGTAGCGGATGCCTTGTCGCGCCGCCTCGTCAAACACAAGCGGCGACAGGTATAGCCACGGCCGACGCCCCGTCCGCAGGATTGCCGATCGGATGCGGTCGTTGACGACAGCCGCGACGCGGTCGCAGAACGCCTCGGACTTGCGCTCTTGAAACGTGTTGGCAAGCGTGCTGCGGACGTCGGCTCCTGCAACGGGAGCAAACCACGGCCACCGCACGACGGCGGCTTGATAGGATGCTTGGCGGCTTTCGGCGCCGCTGCTATATGCCCACACAATGCGGTAGCCTGCGCCGATGTTAGCGACACCTGGCGCCGTTACTACCGCTGAGATTTGTGTTGCCTTGACCGTCGAGCCGTTATCCACCGCGACGGGCAACGCATCGACCAGGTGGGCGGTGGTGCCGTCGAGCCGCGCAATCCGCGACACGTACACGACGCCGTCCGACGTGATAGCGATCGGCGCACCGACCGCAAACCCGACTGCAGACGTCAGCACAAGCGCGGTCGCGGTCGTGCCTGCTGCGGTGGTCGTCGACGCGGTGGGCAGGGTAACCGCCGACGTCGACAGCTCGGTACCGTCGGGCTTGTACACTTTGCACGTCGCCGATGTGGCGACAACGCCCTCGGCGTCGGCGTGCACCACGGTGGTAGAGGCATCGTATTTGATTTCGATCTCTACCACCGCAGCACCCCCTTACGCCGACGCCGAGGACATCACCTTTCGCACCTTAGGGGACGTTGCTGCCGATGATCCCGTACTCGTACGGGCTCTTGAAGAAGCAGCAGTCAACCTCGGCCACGGCCTCGTAGAACAGGCCGTCAACCGACAGAGCGATACGCGCCGTCGGGTCGCTGCCGAGCGCCATGCCGACCGGGGCGTTGGCCAGGTCGATGAGGAACCAGTCGCGGTCGTCGGTCGAGAACGGCCACACCACGATATCGGACACGATGCCCTTGACGAAGTTGGACGCGTTGTCTTGGCCCGACAGCTGCGACACAACCAACTCGTGCGCGACCTTGGCGTTGGCAGGCGAAACCACCAGCACCAGACCGCCGTTGCTGCCGAGGTGCAGCGGGATGCCGCGGTCGCTGCGGTACTGCAGCATGAGCTTGATCGCCGCGTTCAGCGAGGTCTCGTCGAGCGCCGAGGCGACCAGGTTATCCTGAGTCGCGCCGCCTGCCAGCAGCAGACCCGTGTCCAGGTACTTCTTGCCCGCGCCGACCAGACCGTCGCCGACACCTTGGCGAGGGTGATTGGCGGCGAACAGACCTTCGAGGCCGTCGAAAAACAACTTATCGAAGGTCTTGATCGCCGACTGCGCAAGCTGGGCGCCGAGCTGCTCGAACCCGTAATCACCGTTGACTGTGTGGACAGGCGCAATGTGCTTGACAACCTTCTTGGTAACCGTGTGGCTGGCGGTGAAGGTAAACCAGTCGCTCAGCGCCTGAGTCGTGGCGGTGTTCGTCAGGGTCGCGCCGATGGCGCCGAAAGCGCCGCCGCCAATGTCGACCGTGCGAGCGCCGCCCGTCGAGATGATGCGGCCCGCGCGCTGGACGAGCGGGGCGGTGTTGGTGAGACCCTGAGCGAACGAGGTCTGAAGGATGCGGTTAGCGTTCTGCGAGCTGGCCATAGTAGAACCTCTTGCGGCGTAAAGTTGCCGCTCAAAGCCCTACCTCGCCGGGCGCAACAGGCTCCGTGTCCTAGCCGCGACCGCGGTTGATGACCTCGCGCGGCATAACGCTTTCAGTGTAACGACCTGTCGCGATGCCGTCAATCATCATCCTTTGTCGCGCCGCCAACCGTTGTTCGTGGATTTCGCGCGGGATGACCCACACCTCAGCCGATGCCCACCCCTCGACGACGGGACGGCCGCCGAGGAGTTGGTAGCCTTTGCCTGCAATGCGGCGGCGTTCGGCCTCGATGCGGTCGGGCTTGGAGTTGAGATCGACGATCGCCACCGCCCACTTGGTATAGTCCAGACCCTGCACGCGGCCTGGGTGGGTCATCGGTCGATCGATGTCGACAGCCTTGAAGCTGGATGGATCGGGCAACACGATTGAGGTGTCGAAAGACTCGTCCATCGACGGAACAGGCTGCCGAGCGTTACGTGTAGCCATCTCAACCCCCCAACAGCTTGCGCAGTCCATCGCGCGAAATCAGCGGCGACTTTTCGGCGCCTGTGAGAATACGTGCAAGCCGCGAACCCTGCGGCACGTCGTACGGTGTCGACTGCGCATCGGCGCGGCGGACGAACTCGGGATTGTCCTTGGCCCACGCTTCAAGCGCGGCGGCGCCCGTGGGGTCGGCGGGATCGACGTCAGGAACAAGCGCCGCGGCTTTCTCGAGGATGCCGAGCTTCGACATTGCGTCTTTGCGCCGCGTCTGCCGCAATGCATCGCGCTCGGCCTGCAGCGCCTTGCGGTCCTCTTCGAGTTTCTCGCGCTCGGACATTGCCGACCGCCGCGACTCTTCGGACGCCTTGGCCTGCTCGGCTTTCATCGCGGACAGCTCTTTGAGCTGCGTCTGCAGCGCCTGCAACCGCTGCTTGTACGCAGGCGGCTCGGGTGCCGCAGGCTTGGCCACAGCGGGAGCGAGTACCGACTTGGGTTGGTTTGGTTGTTCCGCGGCCTGCGGAACAGCTGGCGCCGTGGTATCTACCGCGGGTGCCGTCGCGGTCGCGACCGCGATGGGTGGTGCGTTTTCGGACATGTCCTACCTACTGCGGCGACAACGCCGCCGCGAACTCTCTACCCGTTTTTGAGACTGCGCGCAAGGTGCCGGGATCTGCGCCTGTTGCTTTCGACAGCCACAGCAACACCGCGTCGTGCGCACCGTCTGCCAAATCCCGTTGCAGCTCCGCGGACGGCTCCAGCAAGTTGGTGTTGCGATAGGCAAAAACGGAATATGCTTTCAGGCGGTTTGGCACCTTCTTGGACACGACCTGCAACCGCCGTTTGCCGTCTTTGTATTCTTTGCCAATGCGCGCGTATTTGACTTCTTGCCCGATCGATGTTCCTGCAAACTCGATGATTGCCGCGTTCGGCCCGTAGTTGCGAACCTTCAAACCGCGCCACATACCGCCCGTGCGGTTGTATGACGCATCGTCCTTCTTTGCCGTTTCGTGCCAGGCATTGGACGACGCCCAAATCCATCCGCCCTCGGGCAAGATGTGCACCAAACGCTTGGCACGTTTCCAGCCCTCGCGGTTCTGAAACCTCGAGCCGAGCGCCGCCATGTATTCGTTGCCGAGAAACTTTCGAGAACTTCGAGAGAACGTCAACTTGCGCTTGTCGTTGAACGCCTGTTCGCGCAGTGCCCGCGCCATCACCGTAGCGGCCTCGATTGCGTTGACCACCAACGGCCGAACAACGCCCCCATCGAGGAACGCAGACCGCGACAGTTGGACCGAAATCACACGACCACCACAGCACGCGGCTGAAATGCCGCGGCCCGCTGTACCATCGCCGCGACCTTTGCAGGATCAAGAAGCGGGAAAGCCAAAGTGATAACGGATGCCGCCGCATCGGGTGCAAGTTGACCAGCGCCAACCTGCTGCACAATCGCGACAAGCTGTTGCACCTGGGCGCCGTTGAGCGCGGTATCCTGCACCGGCGCGCCTTCTGCCAACACATCCTCGGGATCGACGTTGGAGGAAGGAACGTCGGACGGCGCCGCAATAGCAGACGCGGCAACAGGTGCCGCTTCGATGAAGCCAAGATCGCGCGCTTCTTGCAGGTTGGCGTCCACTTTGACGCGGGCAGCCGCAAGCGACAGACCGTCACGTTGCGCAACCTCCTCGACCACAGAACGCAATCCGAGTTTGACCGCAGCGGAAATGGCGGTGGTGTCGGCAACGGGATCGATCGTTGTTGCCGTGTCTTGCCACCGCAGGTCAACCGTCAGGGTATCGACGGGCAAAGCGACGATGCCCGTCAGGTTCAGCACTTGTGCGCTCAGCTTGGCTAGCTCGCGCTCGAACCGTTCCAGCACAGGGCGGATGCGGTCGCGCATTTCAGCGCGGGTTGCGTGCGCGAACAAACGGGCCGACACCGTTACCGCCGTGTTGACGCGCAGGAACGCCGACGGGTCGATGCCGAGCATGGCACAGTAAAGCTTGATCCGACCTTCAATCCACGTGGTCAGCTCGGTGACGGGAAGTTGCCCCTGCACCACACGCAGCGCAGGACCGGGCGCCGTCGGGTCGCCTGAGCGCAACAGGGCAACGACCTTATCGGGACCCACTTGGATCTGCTCGGTCATCTGCGCGATCGTTGCGTTTTCCAGCACCTTTTGCGGCCAAGCACTGTGGCGGATCACGAGCTCGGTTTCCGACTCAAGCAAGCACAACGCAATTTGCAGGTTGTGGACAGGCTCGTTCAGCGGTGCCGCCCACCTGCCCAACTCGGGAGCGACGCGGTGGCCCAGCACAAGCGGTACCGTGCCGAAAGGATGCGAGCCGTTGGGTGCGTAAATGCCGATCTTGCTGCCGCGCACGTACCGCCATGCCTCGGTGCGGGTCAACTCAATCGTGCCCCACGTGATGACGCCCGTGTCGGCGTCGATGGTATCGGGAACGGTGATCTTGACTGACTCCCATCCCGCGACGTCCCACGGCCGCAGCGTGTCGAGGATTTTGGGCTCCATCTGCCATGGCGACACGGGCAGGATAGAAATGCCTGCGCCGTCGGGCAGCACCATCGCCGCCATGGTCTGATGCACCCACAACCCCGACTCGACCACCGACATCGCTGCGTCCGCGCGGGCCTCGTCGTACACCGTCACCATCTTGCGCCAAGCAGCCTGCGGCAGCGCCTGCGGATCTGCGGGCGAAAGGAACCGCCGCACAACGGGGCGTTGGTACAGCCCGCCGAGCTCTTCGACGTACCGCCGGACGAACGGGATCTTGCGGATCGGCGCGTCGGTGTTCGGCAGGTGTTGCCGCAGGTATGCAGGTATCGACGAGAAGTCGAGCCGCAGGAGCTGGTCGAGCTCCTGGCCCTGCTGCTGTGACTCGGACACATTGTAGAGCGACAGCGGCTGCAACTGCACGGGCATCGGTGGACCTCCGCGCTACAGCATACCGCGCAACCCCTGCGCCTGCAACGTCAATGCACCGACCGCGACGACCACCCCGGCCGCGATGCTTCGGGCGGACGGTCGGCCGTTTGCCGCTGCTGCAACCGCTTGCCGCCGTGCAGGTCGGTGAAGTCTGCCGACGCCATTACCGCGTAACGCAGCGCGTCAACAGCGTGATCGTGAATGTTGTCTTTGCGCGGCCTGTTTGTCGGCTGGCCGTCGTTGTCGAGGTAGTACGTGTACCCGCGCAGCGCCGGCACAATGCCAGCCGTCGGCCCCTGCACCGTCTGGGACAGCGAGTGCGAAAACACAAGCGCGGGCTCGCCGTCCAACGGATCCATCATATCCCGCATGCACTCCAGACCGCGCGTAACCTGCTGCTCTTCGCGCGACTCCATCCAGCGAACTTGAGTCGAACGCCACCGCGCTTGCAGGTCTTGGTTTTCGACAGGTGCCGCACGGTCGGCGCCGATACACCGCGGCGGCGAACCGCCGTGCGACAGCATCCACTTTTGCAGGCGGTCTTGGAAATGGCCCCGCGGCATGCCGTCGCAAACGAGCTCGTCGGCGACAACCCATTGCCCGTCGGGTCGCACCTGCGCCATGACCGCGACGTGGTGGTCCTGCCCGCCCCAGTCGACACCGTACACGCGCGGCAGCGTGAGATGCTCCCGCCAGCTCCATTCAACCAAATGCCGCGACTCGAGCGACAGCACCGTATGCAGCGGCCGCAAAACCTTGCCTTCGACTTCTTGCTGATACCGACGGCGAGACATCGCCGACAAGCTGTCGAAGAAGTGTTGCGGCAGGTAGGGGTTGTCGAACGAGGTCGCCGAGGTGATGCGATACGCGTCCCACGGTGCCGTGGTCGTGCCGCGGCCTTTGGCTTCTAGATAGCTGCGCTGGGCCTCGACAAACTTGCGGGTGATGCCGCGCATGCCGTTGGGCGATGTGGCGACAAGGAACCCGGGACATGGACCGTGGCCGCGCAGACGTCCCGTGATAACAGTCCAAATCTCTTCGGGGTCTGCTTCGCTCCATTCCACTTCGTCGGCTGCCGCCCAGGTCAGCGTGAGACCGCGTAGTTTGGAAATGCGGTTGTACGGGCGGAACCAGATCACCGAGTCGTTCAACAACCGCAGGCAAGCGTTTCCCTTGTCGTAGTCTTTGATCCAGTTGACCTTTGACTGGTCCTGCATTTCTTGCAGGCGGTCAAACAGGTTTGGCAAAAGCACGGTGCGCAAGTCGATCTCGGTACGGCCGAGCAGCGCACCGACCGACCCAGGGTTGCGCAACGCTCGGACGATTGCCGCGCACGTCAACGCATGCGACTTGCCCGAACCGACACCGCCCAGGAACAGTTGAAACAGACTGTCGCCGAAGATGAAATCGGCCTGCTTGTCGTACGGCTTCCATGCCTGCGACAGGTCAAGTGCTACTTGCACGGCCACCCCGTGGTTCTATTCGGTGTCGATGATGTCGCCGATCTTGGCGTCGGTCTTGCGCGCGCCCCGTCCGACGGGCGGTGGCGGCGGTGCAAATCCGCCCCACGTGATAGAAATCTGGGCGCCCCCTGCCGAGGCCTGCGCGGCTTGAAGCTGGACGACCGAGGTCGCAAAGACTCCCAGCTTGTCCCAGCCCGTCAGCTCGCGCTCGGCCGTGAGGTCGCCCGACTCGACGAGGCTCCGCAGTTTCTCGACGCGGAAAGCAAGCAGGCCCGCGAGATCCGACGGAGACAACGTGCGCTCGCCAAACGCTCGGATGCGCGCAACCGCCGAAGCCGACAAAGTATCGTCGGCGCACAGCATGTCGACGAGCGGACGGCCAGTCGCAATATCCGCAACAGGCTCCGAT